CGATTGCAAGGATGCGGTTGACTGGCCATCCGCGCTGTGGATTATTTACTGGCTCGAGCATGTAGTCACTTGTTGACCAGACGGTGTCGTATGTCTGATTGAAGTTATCGTCTGTCGCGACTTCGGTAATTGAAACGCTATCGTCCATGTTCATCGTCCAGGGATCTAGTGGGGTGTAAAATCTAGCCACTGGTGATTGCGTGGTTCCGTTTCGGTAAAAGAAGCGCCCGGTGTAATCGTCAATCATGCGGCTGGTTGCTGTGATCGCTGCTTCGAGTGGGGTATCGTCGACGCTGTCTGTGATCGCAAGCGATGCCTTTAATTCGGCAAGTGTGCAATAAGCATTAGTTAGGGCCACGCTTCGTCCTTCTTTCCGGTTTCGGCAGCATTGCGCGTTCTAGTTTGGGATCGGCGGTTGCTGTTTCCTTTACCGGCTTGCGCCGGATTTTTTTAATCTTTCCAAATATCATGATGAATCTCTTCCATCCAGAAGTTCTTCTGGTGAGGCAATATTGCGGCTGTGTTTACATGAATCTTAAATCCAAGCGCTTTGACTCTTCGGCAGAATAATAAATCTTCGCCAATCCAATCTCCATTTACTGGCCCATCCCAGAACCAGCACCATTCTGTTCCCTGGTTTGAATCTGCAACTTCGCGCATCTTCTCTAGAACGCTTCGGTGGATGAGCATGCATCCGGTTCCTGCTGCGTCAATCTCGAAGACTGCGTTCTTGTCATATTTGTAAAGTGGAAGGAAGCCATCAGCTGAATCTTGAAATATGCAGGGAACTGGCTTTGGGTAAGGCTTGCCTGGCACTCCAAATCCTGCAAAGACAAGGCCTGCGACGATTGGGCGTTCTTTGTCATGGGCTGTGTCGATCAATGCGTCGAATGCTTGCGTCGTCAATTGCTCGTCTGAGTCCAACATAAGAAGCCAGTCGCTATCTGTGTTGTCTAGAAATTGTTTGACCACTCGGTTTCGTTGCTTTGATAAAAGTCCGGAACCTTTAATTCTTACAAATGGCCCGAGCCTGCTGCTTCTTGCTTGAGCGAGCTGAATAAGCCGATATGCAAATGATCCGTTTACTAATCCTGGATCGCATGAACCGATTGTTACTTTGTGTCCTGTTTTCATTTATTTCCCCCTGTTTGGAAGTGCAGGACGAGTGACTCGGGGGGTGGGCCACTCGCCCTGCACAATTTAGTGCTTTGCTTCTATTAGAAGCTTGGTGCGCTTAGACCTGTGCCTGAAATGATTGAGGCTGCAAGTGGGTAGCGCTCTGCTGTGTATGCGGCGTAGCCGTAAACAACAGACTTGATTGTGAGATTGCCAGCGCCAGTCGCATCAAAGCGAAGAGCGAATGGTGATCCTGGTTGTTCCCACAGATGAGATTCGCTTGCTGTTACGCAATAAATTTCGTCTTGGTTTGTTGTTGTTCCGTATGTTGTGCCGATGTTTGCATCGGTGATGATTGGAAGTCCAAGCATTTGGTATCCAGAGTTTCCGTATGCTGGTGCTCCGCCAACGCCTACTGCGTTCATCGCGCCGTTTGCTGCTGGAACAACAAGCGGACGGTTTGTGCTGTCCACTGCTGCGAGTAGAAACGCGAGGCGACGTGGGTGAACTACCCAGTGTGATGGTGAAACGAATGCATTTGTTTGGATCTGTGCAATCGCATCAGCAAGCTTTGGATAAAGCAGGCCGACTGTTGGTGCTGTTGATGTGAATGTGATCGCATTTCCGCCTGATGCACGAAGACCCTTGATTGTGCCGGCTGTGCCTGCACCGTTCAGGATTTGTGAGTCAAGTGTTGTATGCCATGACTTAATCAAGTCAGCGATTACGAATGAATCGATGCCTGTTCCGCGCTCTAGTGCTTGGCGAGAAATATCTTGCTGACCAGCAATTGTGCGGACGTTGATTGTTAACAGGGTGTCGTCAATATCTGTTTCTGATATTGCATCGTTCTGTGTAACTTGGACGGCTGTTGAGCTGCCTGTTGTCATGCGACTAATATTCAGAGTCATTCCACTTGGTGGAAGTGCCATCTTGTTTGTCGCTGCGTCTGCGAATGGACGGCCTGCGCGTGCGAGTGGAGCTGCAAGATCGACTAGGTATTGTGGAATTACAAGACCTTCGAATTGTGGAGTTCCAACATCGCGGCGTTCGATTGACTCTTCACGCATGTGGCGTGCAAGGCGTTCGTTTGCTGCGTAGTCATTTGAGAATTGCGCATTGAATGCGTCCTTCACGAATGATGTGCCTGAGTTTGCTGAGTATGTGCGCTCTTCGCGTGTAACTGTTGCGCCGCCGACATTGCGTGGCATTACAACATCTGAAACTGCTGAGCGGATTTCAGATGCCTTTGCATCTGCATCTGCTTGTGTTTTCATTTTTTCGATTTTTGCATCGAGTGAGCGTGATTCTTCTACGAGTGTATCCACCTTTGTGGTTTCCTCTGCTGTTAGGTCAGTGCGGTTCTCTTCTGCTACTGCTTCGAGAACTGCGTCCATCTCTGACTTAACTGCATCACGACGCTCGATCAATTTGTCAAGGAAAGACTTTGACATTTGTTGATCTCCTTCTGATTAGGGTTTGGATCAAAGTGGTGTCACTTCGTCTCGCGGCGCATGTTGGGTGCGAGAGGCGCTCCGGCTTTGTATCTGCTGATTGCAGCAGAATTCTACTTGGTATTGTTTACGATTGCTTTTGCAAGTCGAAGAGAAATCTTACGATTTGATTCTTCAGGGCTTGGTTCTGGCAATGGATCGATTGCTGTAAGTGTTGATGCCTTGTGTCCAACGAGGGTGTCGGTTGCAACGTAACCATCTCGCAATTCGCGATAGATGCGAATCAAAACAGCAGGATCGCCTTCTTCGGCATTAATTGTAAAATCTGTTTCTGGAACATTAAGAGCGCCTTCGCGAACAACGCGTTCAATCTTTCCGCGTGCTGTGCCGCCAGAAGAATCCCAGGAGACGAAGCTGCCGACTGTGTCGACTGCGCGGTCTTCTTCTTCATCCATATAAGTGGAATCTTCCATCGTCATAAATTCAGACATAATTTGCGCCGCTTTCATTATGTATTCGTGGCCCTCTGATAAATCGGAGAAAATATTTTCTAACACCAGCATGGTTTCTGGGCTGATATCGCGTCCTTCTTTAAGTGCTTGCATCGCTGCCTTTAATTGTTCCCTTGCTTCGACTGTCGTCGTTGGATAGGCCGGGTAGGTAACGACTGAAACGTCTCCGTCGGAAAGGCTCAGCTCGGTAAGAACTCGGCGGCTGCGATCTTCGCTCCACTTCTGGCGGATCACTCGGAATGCGAAGCTCATCTGATCAACATCGCCGCGCTCGACCAATGTGTAAAGGTCGCGAGCTGCCTGTGTATCTGGTAAATCGGCATCCATGTAAAGTCCGGTGTCATCTTCTTTAAGGCGAAGGGTTCCGTTTTTTGTTCTTGCCAAAGGTAGGCCTTCGTGATTGATCAAGAGGCGCACATCTGGTGTTTCGGTCAGCGTCTTGCGAAATGCGCCCGGTGCAATTCTCTCGATGAATGGAAGCGGCACGCTATCGTCATTGAATACGGCTGCATATCCAGAAAGGCGCATCGTTCCGTCTTCTGCCTGGCGTGCTTCTACGTTCTTGATCGTAAATGTGCGGCGTTCGATTTTTTTCATTTTTCTCCTTGAGTCTGCTTCTGCGTCGAGTGCGTCTATTTTTCTCTGCGCCCAGTTTTCTGCTCGGTCGCTGAAGTTTGAATCTCCGCCCCATAAAAGCCAGGCGACTAATCCTGGGCCTGGGTATTGTGGATCGGATGGGTTGCTGTTCTTTGGAGCTTGGCCATCGACTTTGTGCCTTGCAAACCAGGGGGCCATTTTCCTGATCTTGTTTTCCGTGATGTTGCCTGCTGCCATATCTCGAGCTGCTTGCTTGGTTCCTTCTGTCAGACCGTCGCCGCCATATCCATCACGTAAATATTGAAGGCCACGCTCTGCGTTTGCTTGGATAAATTGTGGAACGCTTAAATCTACTTGCCTATTGCCTGTTTCTGGTTGCCATGCGTTGCAGTAATAGGCTCCATCAACATAATCATTCCAGCGCTCGCACCAAGCCTTTGTTCCTTCTGTATTTTGTTTTTCTTCATTGTAAAAGAAACAATTTCCGCATGCTCTTCCTTCTGGCACATCTTCTGAAAGTGCTGGTCTGTAATTGCTGGGCAGTTCGCGCTTGCTTACTTCGCCGCCTGGTTCCATATCTTCTGCAATTGAAACCGCGACCATCTGGTCGATTGCGTCTTGCTTATTTTCGTGACATCCGATTGTGGTGTAGCTGCCATCTGCTTCTTCCTTGACGGTTGCCCATCCAGCGCAATCGCTCTGCTTGTCGCTTATCAAATATGGCATTTTTATCCTAGATCAGTAAGAGAAGTTCTGCGTCGTCATTCAACACAGAGAAATCTATTCTTGATGTTGCTTGTATTTTAATCGCGCCTAGTCGTGTCTTTGCTTTTCCTTTTATTTTCTTTGGTTGCTTTATATTTATCTCTGGAATGATGATGTTTGGCTGAACATAATTCGGAACTCCTAGCGAACCAGCAGTTTGAACTGTTGGTTGTGGAATCGTTGCCTGTGCAATCAATGCTCCAAGAGGTGCATTGGCTCCGACAAGATTATCAATTCTTGCTGTTGCTGTTCCTGTCACGGATCCTAATGAAGCGCTCGCTGTTGCAAATGTAATTGGCCCTAATACGTCGAAATCAAGTTGAGAAGTATCGAGAACGAATTGAGCCATGTTAGCTCGCGAGCGTTAGGGATACTGTCAGTGATCCGCTTGGAATTGTAAAAGTATCGCCTGCTGTGTAAGCGTTGCCTGTTATTGCTCCGCTAAATAAGAAGTTTCCTGTTGTTGCGTTATCCCATGCTGAGAAGAATGTTGCATCTTCTGAGCCTGCGATGTTTGTCCAGGAAGTGTCAGCGTCGGATGTAAGTCCACCGCTTGTTGCTGCGCTGAATGAAACTGATTTACGTGTAGTCTCTGTTGCTGGATTGCCTGTGCCGTTTGCTCCTGGGTCGCCGATATGAAGTTTCACATAGACGTTCGCTGCTGAGTATGCGGTTGCATTACCGACGGCATCTAGAAATTTGTTTCCAAGATAAGCGCTTAGACCTGTTGCCATCATTCATCCCCTTCTACAAATTCTTCGATGACTTCAATAATCAAATTGTTTTCATCTCGGATAATCTTCTTTCGAACTCTCTTGCGCTCGATTGTATTTGTCACATTTAC